CTGCTTTCATGACAATAGCTCCACCACCAAAACCACCACCAAGAGATATAGCTGCAAATTTATCAAAACGATTAGGTGCATTTAATTGTTTTGCTTTTTTACCAGCATTTGCAACTGAGGTTGCGGTATCATCTAACTTACCATATCTATTTGTCTTAACTGCTTTAACTAGTTTTGGTGCTAGCTCTCTTGCTTTTCTACTAGCATATTGAATACCTGGTCCTAATACTTTCGTACCAACTTTAGCTGCATTAAATATTTGTAGGAATGCTTCTGTTAAATGACCAGCAGCAGTAGATCTTGCATCTTCTTCTGCTTGGTTTTCTATTATACCAAAAATAGTTTTATCGAATGCTCTGTTAAATCTTTCTGTTACACTTTCATCAACATCTAAACCATCACCTTTAGCTGCATCATAAACTAATGTACCAAAATTTATTATACCTTTGGGAAACTTAATACCTGCACTAACTACAGCTCCAGTTAGTGATTGACCTAAACCTACTTCATAATCGTCTTTGTCACCTAATCCAACTTTGTCTGTTGTTTTAATATCTTTAACTTCTTCTGTTTCTGTCTCTTCTGTATCTATGGTAGATGCCTTGGCATCACCAATAAAATTAATGTCTTTTGGAATAATTCTAAATCGTTTGTCGTTAGCAATTGCATCTTTTGCAAGTTGTACAGCCGTGTCATCATCGTGACCTAAATTTAAAAACTCTTCCTCTTTACGTCTTAGTTCTAAAGCTTCAGGTCCTTCGTCTTTTAAAATACGAACATCTCTTTTACCTGCTTCAATACCTTTTACGATTGCTTCTCTTGTTTCTTTTGAAGGGATAAGAAAATCATACCAGCTTGGTTCAGCCATGGTTTAATCCTCCTGTATATCTAGGTCTAATTTAAGTACTCGTTTACCTTGTCTGTAAATAAAATTACCTGTTGTAATATCATAAACATATGTGTTTTCTGGAAGAGAGCCTAGAATAGAATTATCTTTAAGGGTTGCTCCAGCTTCAGAATTAATATCACCTTCGTATTCATCATTTTTATATACGTATTTGTCTTTAGATGATGTTCTTAAAAAACTATTGTAAGCTTCTGGGTTTGCTTTAGACAATTGTATTTCATCATTATAAATAAGATTAGCTTGGTTAGTTGTTAATGTAGGACCTGATCTTGTTGATGTTACATCTATAATGTCTTGTATTTTAATAGACTGTTCATCTCTTTCTATATCAACTGGACTTTTAGATTTTCTAAATTCAGGTAAGACTCTATTAAATGCCTGTTCTTTAGTAAATCCACCACCCTCTGGTGACATTAGATATTCTACTTTTTCTTGTAAAGCTATTTTATCTGAATCAGATAAATCTTTAATAAATTCTAGACCAATTGCTTGTCTTGTTTTTTTTCTAGCTCTTTGAGCAGATATTAAATCAGCCACAGGTTCTTTAACTGCACCTAATATATTAGGTATGATTCCACCGCCACCTGTTTGAGTTGCAATGTTTGGTCCAACTTGTAATAAGAATTGTGTTAACGGATCCCCAAGGCCTTTGTCAGATCCTCCAAGACTTTCAACTAAATCTATTTTTTCTTTAATAGAAAAGTCTTTAATATTACTCTCAGCGTATTGTCCTCTTTCAACAACAGTGTCCATGATACCACCACCGGTAGTGCCACCTTTTCTAAACATAGGTCTTTTAAAAGTTCTCATATTAACTAAACGCCCTGTATACTCCTGCTAACGTAGCTCCAGCTCCTAACGCTGTTTGTAATGGTGAAGGCGTAGGTGTTTGTTGAGTTTGGAATTGTGCTGGGTATCCAGATATTAATCCTAATACACCCTGACCATATTGTTGAGCTAAGTTCAACGGTTGCTGTTGTTGTGCAAAAGCTAATTGTTGTTGAGCAGCTAAGTTTGCTTGAGTTTGTGCTTGCTGCTGTGTACCCAATGCACCTAATGCGGATATTTGTTGACCAAATAATTGTGGAGCCTGACCAGCTAAAGCTTGCTGTTGCTGAGCTAAAGCTTGTTGTTGTGCAAAAGCTTGATTAGCTGCTTGTTGAGCTTGACCAAAACCTGATTGTAATAATTGTGCTTGTAATGCTGCTCGGTTCCTATCGCTTGTTGATTGAAACTCTGCTAATTGAACGCCTTCTCTACCACCACCAAATGCACCAGCACCAATTGCTTGTGCTCTTAATGCAGGTAAACCTTTTTGAGCTTGCACATCAAACTCGTCTAAAGTAGTTTTAATTACGTCTTGTTGAAATGGAGATAAAAATTGTTGGTAAGCTTGTGGTCCTACAAATTGACCTGCTTGTCCAGCTTGCGTAGCCGCTGTCTGTAAAAAAGGTGCAAACGCTCCAAGACCACCTCTTAGTGCTTGAGCTTCTTGTGTAATTTGTGATGTGGGAGCCACAAATTGTGGACCCATCACTTTACTTAAATCAGCACTACGTAAACCACCAATAGCTGTCTGTAAATCTGATAAATATGTTTTACCTGCTGCTTCTACAAATGGTGCAGGAAATGTTGCTGCGTATGTTGTTTGTACCATTATACTACCTTACTCTCTAAATTTTTCATGAGGTCATACATTCTTTGAGCCCCTTTGTTTACACTGCCACCTCCAGCAGCTCTGACTGCGTCTGCAGTAAATACGAATTCGTTGTTTGATAACATCGCTGGAATATCGTCAGCCTTTTCTTTTACACCAACCGGCGGTATAAATCCACCTGTTTCTCTTAAATCTACTTCTTTGACTCCCTTAGAATTAATATTAATAGGTAGGCCCTCGATGCCTGCTGCCATCTCTACTTTCTCATCTGATCCCATAGCTCTATTAACTCTACCACCTTCCGAAAAAGATCCTTGCTCACCTTGAGCATTAGCAACCATAGCATCTATTCTAATATTATAATCTTCTTCAGATTCATTACCTTCTTGTGGATATAATCTAGCAAATTGAATTTTTAATTGATCTTTAACTTCAGCAGTTCTATTCATAAAATCTTGATCGGTTTCACCTTCTTGTCTTGTTAGTGAATCTATTAAACCTACAACTGTTCCACCTAGTCCAGCTATTTTTAATGCATCCATAGTAGCACCTGGACCTTTTTTATCTTTAGACAAATTTAAAAAACTTAAAGGGCTTGAACCATCAAAAAATGTTCTAACACTACCTTTTAAACCACCTAAACCAAAGAAAGGTTTGCCACCAGCTAACATAGGTGCAAAGTTTATAGCAGCTGCGGCTAGTAAAGGATTATCTTTAACACCTTTAACTACACCTTTAACAGCTTTCTTGACACCTTTAACAAGACTACCTAATCCGTATTGTGCTCTGCCACCATCGGCCATAGATCTTTGTTCAAATAATTCTCTAGCTTTTTTTGCAGCTTCTTCAGGGGACATACCTTCTTCTAAAAGATCTTCGTATATTCTTTCTAACGCTCTTTCGTTAGCGTCATCTGACATAACCATCTTTTGATTAGGCCTTAAATCACCCTTTAATATAATAGGTGATGACCCTGCTATGAATTCTTTTGATTTTGATGTGTTAGTTATTGCCATAATTATGTCTAAATTTAGTTAAGAGGCAGGCGTACTATTCCTGAAATATAACACTTTATTTGATTTTTTTACTATCGTCAACCAGTTTTAAGTTGTCAAAAAACCTTCCACAAAACTGATATTCACCTACATGAGTTATATAATCCATAATATATAGATATACTTTACCACCCATATCTGTCCATCTTTGACAAAAACCAAAGTCTTCACCAAAATAACGTTTAGTTTTTGTATCATGAATAGTATCAAAGAAGTTATAAAAGTTTTGTTTTTTGACTTCTTTACCGTTAATATTAGTAGGTTGATATATTTGTAACTCAGGATAATGTTTTATCATTTTTTCTAACACTGTTCTTTTAATTATCATACAGCCTGTTGGAGCGTGAGTTGCTTCAACAATACCACCATTAGATTGTATAAACTCTTGATCCTCTAATTTAATAGGAAAAGTATACCCAGGTTTTTTTAATTGATCCTTGTTTTGAGCTTTATCTTTTTCTTGAAATATCTTATCCCAGTCTAATGACTTCATTGGATAAGGACATGCAATAACATCTTTATCTGCTTTTAACATTGTTTCAATAGTTCCAAAGTCAAAGTCAATATCTGAATCTATAAATAGTAAATGTGTATAACCATCTTCATGATTTAACATTTCAGCAACACATAGGTTTCTACCTTGAGTAACTAACGAAGACTTCATCAAAGTAAAACTAACCAATATCTTTCTCATTAAACAGTCTTGTTGAAACTTTAACAAAGCTTGTGTGTAATGAATAGAACACTCACTATGTACAGGTGTACAAACCATTATCTTCCAAGGTGATTTAGATTCTGGTTTAGGGTCTGATAAATCTATAATTTCAGCTTTAGTGGTAGACTGTTGAATAGTTTGATAAGTATCTTCGTTAAACCAAATAGGTTTATTTGGATTTTGCATTAATTACTCCTTTTAAAAAAGTGGTCCACTGCATACCTATTTTATTCCAATTGTAATAAATATTTGCATAATTAGACTGTGAATTTAAATGATCATGTATTTGTTTTTGATCTAATGTGTGTGATGCTTGTTCAATACCAAAACCAAACTTTTGAGCAAGAGCTCTATGATTCTTATCGTAGGGTACATACATAGGAAACTCTGCTCCCGTTTCATATAAAGCTCCATAATCATCTACGATGCAATATAAACCTGCAGCCATAGCTTCTAATAAAGATATACAAAAAGTTTCTTCAAATATACTAGGGTAAGCATAGATGTGATAATTTTTTAAATTATCTTTTATGTATTGATTTGGTTTATAACCAATGTAATTTACATTGGGTAATTTTTTAGCTTGCTCGTAAAGCTCTCTATAATCATGATCATTTTTATTATAAAAGTCTTGACCATAAACTTCTGTAGATGAATATACATCTAAAGTAACTAAAGGGTTTTTTACTAATTGCATTGCACCTAACAATACAGATAAACCACGCCATGGTGTGTTTTGGTGTATTATTTTTATAGGCTCACCTTTTATATAAGGTTTAGCTTTTTCTATTTTATCAATACCATTTTTAATAACCACGGATCTATTCGTTGGTATATCAAAATGAAATCTATATTTTTCATATGTCCAATGTGAATTAAATACATACCAATCGTATTTACTATG